CCAGCAGCGCGATCAGATGGGGTGTCATTGCGGTACGCAGCTTCGCCGAACAGCGGACATAATCTGCCACGCTGTTCATTTCATCGCGGTACAACGCCGCCAGCCAGTGATCTTCAGAAATGAGTAGCGTAGCGGGCGCCTCAGCCAGTTGACTCGCCAGGGTCGATTTGCCGGAAGCAATTTTCCCGCACAGCAAATGCAGGGTGGGGGAGGAAGCGTTTGGAAGGGAACCGGTAGACATTTTTAACCTCGCTGTATGAAACCAGACAAGGCGCCCGCCTTATCTGGCGGGTGTCGACTGAAAGACGAACGTTATCCCACCGGAATTACGGGTGTAATAATCATCATCTGGGTGGTAGAGGAATCAGGGTGCATGGTTTAAAAACTAGCAGAAAGCAGGGGGTGAAGTCTATCGCCGAGATCTGCACAGCAAAAAGGGGGCATCCCGCCCCGCAGGCGCAATCAGCTTTTAATGAAGTTGAGCAAATCCTCATTCACCTGATCTTTATGGGTACTGCACAATCCGTGCGGCGCACCCGGATAGACTTTTACCGTTGGATTTGGCAAAAGCTTGATGGCCGCTTCACTGGACGACTTCGGCGGCACAATCTGATCGTCGTCGCCGTATAGCACCAGCGTTGGGATGGTCATCTTCTTCAGGTCTTCCCGTTGATCCGTTTCGGAGAAGGCCGCCACACAGTCATATAACGATTTAAGCGATCCCTGCATTCCCTGCAGCCAGAAACTGTCGCGTAATCCCTGTGAGGACTGCGCAGAGTCGCGGTTGAACCCATAAAAGGCGGTTGGGAAGTCCTTAAACAGTGAGGATCGATCCTTCAGCAAGCCCTCGCGGATCCCGTCGAACACCGTTTTGGGTAAACCGTCCGGGTTAAAATCGGTCTTAACCATAATCGGCGGCACCGCACCAATCAGTGCCGCTTTTGCCACGCGTGAGATGCCGTGACGGCCAATATAGCGGGCCACTTCGCCGCCGCCGGTAGAGTGGCCGATATGCACCGCATCCTGTAAATCCAGCGCGGCGGTCAGTTCAGCCAAATCGTCAGCGTATTGGTCCATATTGTTGCCGTCCCAGGGTTGGGAAGAGCGGCCGTGTCCCCGACGGTCATGGGCGATCACCCGATAACCGTGCGAGGCCAGGAAAAACATCTGATCTTCAAACGCATCCCCGGACAAAGGCCAGCCGTGGCTGAACACTATCGGCTGGCCTTTGCCCCAGTCTTTATAGTAAAGGCTTGTCCCATCTTTGAGTTTTAGATAGCTACCTGATGACATTATTTCACTCCTCACACAATTAACTGATTGATTGGGAATAACATTACCTGTGGCAGGTCGGGCTGTTAAAGGCTAGTTCATAGCCTTGAAGTTGTCGCATCTCACGCGGTGAATTCGCCGGAGTTGAGGGAAAACAACGGCATAATCAGCGCCAAAAAATAATGAATTAAAGTGCTCACGCGTACGCATTAAGCGATCTAAGGTATTACTATCAGCAGCAACAGCGCAGACAAACGAATTTTTGGAACCCTGGCCCCGGCCGGGGTTTTTTGTTGCTCAAATCCTTGAGAAGACGCTGTAGCAAAAGGGGGCATTATGGTCGGGAACTTACTCGCCGTTAGCGCAGGCGCGGCATCTTCAGCAGGTTCATTGTTGTCCGGTCCGATGGCCGGCATCAATTATGGGGTGTTATTCGGTGCCTTTGCGGGGGCTGTTTACTATGTTGCCAGCGCCGTCGATCTCAGACTGATTGTGCGTGCAGCCTATTTCCTTGTCTCGTGGATTGTGGGGGTGTTTGGCTCAGGGCTGGCAGGTGCCAAGCTGGAACAGTTATCGGGCTATACCGACCGTCCGCTGGATGGGCTGGGAGCCATATTACTTTCCGCCGTGGCAATCAAAACCTTAACCTTATTCAGTGAGCATGATCCGGTCAGCTGGCTGGCACGCCTTAAAGGAGGTTTCCATGGTAACAAATGATCCTCTGGTACTCACCAACGTCGTCACCGCCACCGCCATTGCGCTGCGGCTCATGATGTTTCGCAAACCGGGCGCCCACCACCAATGGTGGGCATCGTGGCTGGCTTACTTAATTGTGCTGTCCTACGCCTCGATTCCTTTCCGCTATTTCTTTGATGCTTACGCCCATGCCAGCTGGGCGTCGGTGATGGTTAACCTGATTTTTGCCGCAGCCGTCTTTCGGGCGAAAGGCAATGTGGCGCTGATTTTTGCCGTGCTGCGACCACAGAAATAGGTTAACCGTCACTCTTTCACCCCTGGCGGCAACGCCAGGGCTTTATCAATCCGGCGGTTACTGCCGGTCAGGGCTTGAGTGAGCTGGCGATCCAGTTTTTTGCAGGCCTCGCGATAGCGTAGGGCCCGGCGTTGTCGTGAGTTCATCAGTGCACCTCGTTAAGGAGAGTATCGGTAAACTAACCTTAGAAGGGGTTTTTATATGCGTCAAACGCATTAAATAGCGGGGAAGGAAACAAAACCCGCCGGAAGCGGGTTGCACAGAGACTTAGCCATGGCGGCGAAACTGTTGCGACTGGCTGAGCATTACCCGGCCGGCCACATGCAGCATCGCCATCTCCTCAGCGGAAATCGTCCACTCTTTATAGCGGGGGTTATCGGAAATGACATACAGTTCTGACTTCACTTTTTGCAGACGTTTTACGAACATATCGCCATTGAAATCAAAAACGTAAATCCCATCACCATCGAAGAAGGGGACGCTGACGTCGACAAAAATCAGATCGCCAGGTTCAATGGTCCCTTCCATGCTGTCGCCCCGGACGTTTATCAATTTAACAATGGCCTCAGGTTTATTGCCAAAAATAACGCTGGCTTCCTTCCGCACATATTCAATAGATCTAATGACCTGAACCACTTCTCTGGCCGGTGAACCTTCACCCGCACTGGCAGAAACATCAAGGACGTCAACACGATACACATCATCTCTCCCCATTTCGGTTAACGAAGATACACTGTATAAATCACCAGTATTCTTCAGCTCTCCTGATGAGAATAGCGCAGAAATCGGCACTGCGAGGGCATCCGCCAATTTTTGTAGCAACGCATCGCTGTATCCCTGCACCCCGCGTTCCAGTCTGGACAGGTTCCCGACATCACTTCCTACCTGCATTGCTAACGCGTTGAGCGTCATCTTCTTCGCTTTGCGAAGCTGTCTGATTCTTTCTCCGGGTTTCATTAAGCGTTCACACCTTTTTTATGCGTTTTACACAAATCGCCTTGCGCAATAAAATACTGCCTACTAATATGCGTATAACGCATTAAATAACGTCTCCACGCAACATCTGAAGCCGTTACGCTCTTTACACAATCTGGCCGCGCCGATACAGGTGCCTGTAAACCCCGCATTTAACCTGCCTGTCGATCATTTTTCCACAGGTGAAAAATGATTCCTACGCATTTTTCAGCCAGCCTTGCTGTCTGATACTCATTTTTTGCGTCAAGAGGAGTATTTACCATGAGTCAGATAGTTTCCATCCTAAAGTATGAAGAAGGGTATCGCGACGTTCCCTTTATAGACACCCTGGGCTATCCCACCGTGGGCGCAGGGATCAAAATCGGTCCAAAAGGCGCGGCCCTGACCAGCTATATCTTCAAAGTGCCGGCGCCGGTCGGTGAGCTCTGGATGCAGATGTTGGTCGAGAGCAAAATTTTTGAGCTGAAGCAGCGCCCACTGCTTGCCGATGCGCTTCGCCAGTGCAATGAGGCGCGGGCCGACATCCTTTACAGCATGGCCTATCAAATGGGTGTGGAAGGGCTGTCGGGATTCAAAGAGAGCCTGAAAGCGATGTCACGCGGCGACTTTTCCTCTGCGGCGGACGGCATGCTGAACAGCCTCTGGGCCAGGCAGACGCCGGCCCGGGCGAAACGTCATGCTGCGGTGATGCGCAGCGGCACCTACGACTGCTATCGGGGGTTGCTATGAAATTCGCCCTCTATCTCTGCGCCATCCTGATGACCATTCTGCTGCTGTTAACGATCCGCAAGTACAGCTCGGTTGAGTTTGTGCATCACGCCAGGCTGCTGTTCAAAACCTGGTCGGTGTGGCTGGCTTCAGCCGGATCGGTGATCAGCGCCTGGGTGCAATCCTTTCCTGATTCCGCGATGCGCGCCTGGCAGCTGTTACCGCCCGATGCCAAAAGCGTTATTCCTCCTAACTACCTCGGCATGATTGGGGCATTTATGGTGGCGATGGCGGTGATGGCGCAGTTTGTCCGCCAGCGGCCGTTAGCGACTGAACGAGAGAAACTCGATTGCGGAGAACACACATGAATCGTCTGCAACTACTGGGGGCGGGATGGCGTTTGCTGTCCGGCCTCCGCACCCCGAAGCAAAATGAGGACATTATCATGACTGATACCACCACGATCCCCGAAGAGAGCAACGGCCCGTTAACCAGCAATACCCAAACTCGCCAGGTCACGGTAATCACCAATGACGTGGTGCTTGAAAAAGTCGGCGAGTTGCTGAGCTCGGTCGGGCACAACATCGATGAGTACGCCGAAATCGTCGCGCTGGCCAAGAAGCTGGTAACAAAATAGCGTTACCGGCACTGAATCGCTTTTATCTCCAGGCGGCCTGGCCGCCATCACTCTTATACCCTGCAACGTAACGTCCCATCTCCATCTCCATCTCCATCCTGCCCGTCACGGGCATCTCACTGTACGTAACCATCCATCCGGAGGTCTTTATGATCGAAGTAAACTGCTTTGCTGATTTGCGAATCACTGCGCCAACGAAAGCCGGTGATATTGCGGCACTCAAACGCTACTACGACAAGGATTCCAGTTTTCATGGCGGCGGCGACTTTGTCGGCTTCCTCGGCACCACCACGCTGAGTGATGACGGCGGCTCGATGGCGAAGGGCAGCACCTTCTACTGGAAGCGCATCATTAATGACACCGAACAGGTGAATTTGTACCATTTTGGCGCGAAAGGTGACGGCGTCACCGACGATACCGACGCCTTTAAGCGGATGTTTAGCTGGTCGCAAGGCTATGATGTTAATGCAAAAGATATTGGCGTGCGTTTCCCTGCAGGCAAGTTTTTAATCTCGCCTGTCGACCTCAGCGCCAGCGAAATCCCGTGTTTTGCTCTGTATGGTGACGATGCGCCGTATGGCGTCACGCCGAGAACGGTCATTATCTCTGACAAATCGATCAACACGGTGTTCAAGGTGAATGCCCGCCGGACCATCATTCGCGGCATCAGCTGGAACGGCCAGGCCACGGCGGATACGGCCAGCAATACCGGGGCGATCACCGCGGACATGCTGTCCAACGTGCAGCCGTTCTTTGAGAACACCACCATTGAAGGGGAGTTCGTTAATATCCGCTGCTTCCGCGTGCAGTATAACGGCGGCACGGCGGTGAAACTGCTGGATACCCTCGACACGCGATTCGATCAAATTTATTCGCAAAATACCTATGCCCGGGTCTTTGACGTCAGCTGGTCAAACTCGCCAAACGGCGTCTGGGATCACTCGACCGCCATTGAGCTGTCGAATGCCAACTTCCAGTACGGTTATGGCGATGCCACGCTAAAGATGCCGCGATTAACCCAGGGGCTGATCCGCAACGTCTGGGTTGAACATACCCGCTTCCCCGGTGATTTAAGCAACGGCCAGTGGATTATCGATGCCCTGAGCCTGGAGGATTGCGCCAATCCGCTGCTGCTGAATAACAGCCGGGTGCTGCTGCGTCAGCTCAGCCTGCAGGCCGGTGCGACGGTCAATCTGGACAATACCTCCGATCGCTGGCTGTCAGGCTATGAGAGCGGCTGGCGTCGTGATGAAAACTTTGGCACCACCATGACCGGATCGATGAAAGCCGGCTGGTACAGCGGCTATAAGCTCAGTAATACCTCGGATACCGATAAATGGTATCGCATCGGCAAATTTGTCTTCCCGAAAGCCAATCAGCAGTGGACGCTGGAGATGGTCAGCAAACAGTCGACGGCCAATCCTTCCGGCACCGCGGCCAGCCCGCTGCAAACCATCTCCTCGGGCGTCACCTACCTGAATCTGCAGCGCTGCGTCAGCTCAGTGTGGGCCGATATGTTCCATCGCGGCACCACGGCGGTGGTTGACGTCAAGTATGCGCGCAGCTATCAGAATATCGTCGAGGTCTGG